TATCTGCGCTTTTGGCTTAGCAGCTGCCGCACCTCGCTCGCCGTATCGGCACTTAGAATTATGCGGTATTGCCATAAATTTTTGACTTTTCAGATACACCCTAGGATTCCGGTATTTCCGCTGTAAGTTTTGTTTGGCGTTCCCTTGGCAGAGGGTACACCAAAATTCTCTTGTTCACCTTTTTTCTTCGTGAAGTGTGCAGCAGCGCTTCACCATTTTTTAGCTATTATGATTACAGATTTCTGTTACATTAAAGGAGGCTTTATGGAACAACTTACGATTGATACCGGCCTGCGCGAATACGCGGTCAATGGCGGGCCGGAGCACGGCGGCGGAGTGCTGCGCTTTAACCCCAGCGACCCCAATGTTTACAGCCGTTTTTGCACCCTGCAAAATCAGCTGCAAGAGCTGGAACAGCAGGTGCAGGCGCAAAGCCCCACTGGGACCGATGCCATACAGCTGCTGGCCCAGGCGGATCAGCGCGCCAAGGGGCTGCTGGCGGAAGTATTTGGCCCCGGCAATGATTTTGACGCCATGCTGGGCGGCACCAATCTGCTGGCGGTTGCCGGCAACGGCGAGCGGGTCATCACCAATCTGTTTGCGGCATTGCAGCCCATTCTGGAAGCCGGTGCCCGCCAGTGCGCGGATGCCAAAGCCACGCTGGCCGTGCAGCAGGCCCAGGCAGCGCGCGCCGCGCGCGGGGTGCAGGTATGAGCAGCTGGCGGCTGCCCACCCGGCTGGAGGTTGGCGGAAAAGCATATCCGATTCATTCGGATTACCGCGATATTCTGGATATTCTGCATCGGTTGAACGATGCCAGCGAGCCGGAATTCATCCGCTGGCGGGTGGCCCTGGCCCTATTTTATGAGGGCGATCTGCCGCGCAGCGACTATCCGGAGGCCATGCAGAAGCTGGCAGATTTTTTGAACTGCGGGCAAACGCTGCCCCGCTCCCCTGCTCCGCCGCTGTTGGACTGGGAACAGGATGCCCCGCTGATTGCCGCCGACATCAACAAAGCCGCCGGGTGCGAAGTGCGCACCCTGCCTTATCTGCACTGGTGGACCTTTATGGCCTGGTTCAACAGCATTGGGGACGGCCAGCTGGCTACCCTGCTGCGGGTGCGCAGCAAGCTGCACCACGGCCAAAAATTGCAGCCGTGGGAACAGGACTACTACCGCAAAAACAAAGCCATGGTTGACCTGCGCCCCCGCCTGAATCCGGCAGAGATAGCGGAACGCCAGCGGCTGCAGCGCCTGTTGGCCAATTAAGTCCCCATAAGGAGGTAGATGCTTTTGCCAAAATCCTATGCAGGCAGCCTTCAGGTTGACCTGTCTACACAAACAACTACCCACACCGCGCAGCAGCCGCTGAACGGCCTGCGCACTGCCCTGAAAAAAATAAGCCGCAGTGTAAACGCTGCGTTCTCCGCCGTGCCGGTGGCAAAGTTTGAGCAGCAGACCGCCGCAGCAGCAGTCAGCGCCAACAAAGCCGCCAAAGCCCAGGCCAAACTTGCCAGTGGCACCACCAAAGCAGCCAAGGCCGCCAAACGCAGCGTTGCGGAATTTGATGAGCTGGACCGGCTGCAGGCTTCTCTTGCCGAAAGTGCCGGAGCTGCGGCGGCTTCCACCACCCGCAAAAGCAGCAGCGCTGCAACAATCAAAGCCGCAGATGCCGAACCGCCACAGTTAAGTCCGCCGGCTCTATTAAACCAGCAGCTGCAAAATTTTTGGGCTACATTACAGGCTGTGCTTGCCCCCGCCGCCGCGCTGTGGGATGCAGCCTGGCAGCAGATGAAAACCGCTGCCCTGACCGTTTGGCAGGATCTTTTGGGCGGTGTTCAGCTGACCTGGGCCGAGTACGGCCAGCCCATTGCCCAGAGTGCCGCCCTGGCGCTGGAAAACCTGCAAGGCATCTTTACCACCCTGTGGCAGAACGTTTTGCAGCCGATCCTTACTAACCTGATGCAGATTTTATCTACCCTCTGGTCCTCCCATCTCAAGCCCCTGTGGGATGACATTCTTTTGCTGGTGGCAAGCGTTGCCAACTGCCTGCTGGACCTGTGGAACAACCTGCTGGCCCCGGTGGCCAAGTGGATCATCGCCACGTTCGGCCCCGCGTTTGCTGAGGTATTCAACGCCATTGCGGACGTTGTTGGCGTGGCCGTTGGTGCTATTGCGGATGCCATCGATCTGGCCGTTGTTGTGCTGCGTGGGTTGGCGGACTTTTTAAGCGCCGTGTTCCGCGGCAACTGGGATGCTGCCTGGCAGGCCATCGGCAACACAGTCAACACCGTCTGGGATAAGATGACGAACGCCATCAAAAACGCCGTCAATGGCATCATCGGCTTCATCAATCGGATGATCTCCGCCGTTGTGACCGGCATCAATGCGGTCATCAACGCGCTGAACGGGTTGTCGTTCGACCTGCCGGACATATTCGGCGGCGGGCATGTCGGGTTTAATATCAGCACCCTGACCGCCCCGCAAATTCCCTACCTGGCACAAGGCGCGGTCATCCCGGCCAACCGGGAGTTTCTGGCTGTGCTGGGCGACCAGAGCCACGGCACCAACGTAGAAGCCCCGCTGGACACCATCAAGCAGGCTGTGGCCGAGGTCATGGAGGACCTGCAGGCAGGCCAGATGGCCGGCTTTGAAGCCGTGGTTTCCGTGCTGCGGGAGATCCTTTCCGCCGTGTGCGGCATTGAGCTGACCGACGAGGACGTAGGCCGCGCCGTACAGCGCTGGCAACGCAAACAGCTGACTGCCACAGGAGGTGTGTAACGTGACCCTGACCAATCTGTTTCAGATCGATGGCAAATCCCTGTACGCACCGGACTGCGACATCGAACCGAGCTATTCCGACCTGGATTCCAGCGATTCCGGGCGCGACGAAGCCGGG